TTTTTGCTTATAGTCAGCGCATGACACTTCTTGAACAACTGGTGAGCGGCAAACGTGTGGCCGTTGTGGGCAATGCAGCCAGCCTTGCGCGGCGTAAGCATGGCGCGGCCATTGATGCGCATGACGTGGTTGTGCGGATGAACCGGGCTGCACCGCTGTTCGGGCTGCCCAACCCTGAAGCCTATGGCGCGCGGACGGACATCCTCATGATAAAGTTCGAGAACTCGTCCGCTGTTCGTGGGCATGTGGATAGGCTGCGACAGGAGGTGCCGTATGTGCTGGCGGACGAACACCTTGCCCATGTCGTGCCGATGCTGCCGATGAAGCTACCCTCCACGGGTATCCGTGTGCTGCTTGGCGTTCTTGAAGCGGGCGGTATCGTATCGGCTTATGGTTACGACTGGAAGGCCAGCCCGACACTGACGAACCGCAAGGAATACAAGCACAAGCATGACTTCCCGGCTGAACGCGAGTATTGTCTTAATGTGTTGCGCCCACGCGGCGTTGTGTTTCATGGGTAGGTAGATGCAGCTTACACCCGAACAACTCAGAGAGATTGGCCCCGAGGCCCTTCAGAAAATCCGAGCAGAACTTGCGCGACGGAGTCTGAAGGAGTTTGTGCATCAGGCGTGGAAGATTGTGGAACCTGGAACCCCGCTCGTTTGGGGCTGGCCGATGGACGCTATTTGCGAGCATCTTGAGGCGGTATCGAACGGCGACATCCGCCGCCTACTCATCACGGTTCCGCCAGGTACGTCTAAAAGCCGGTTGACGAGGGTTTTCTACCCATGTTTCCAATGGGTTAGGGACCCGCACCATAGATTCATCAGCGCGTCCTACCAGCTTGACCTGACTGTCAGGGACAATCTGGACGCACGGCGTATTGTTTCAAGCGAGTGGTACGGCCAGAACTTCGGTATCAATCTTGCTGAAGACGACGGTGGCAAGGTTGGTTTCAGTCTCAACACGCTCGGCTCGCTTAAGGCCCTGACAGTTGGCGGTAAAACAACCGGCTTTCGTGGTGATACGTTCCTCGTGGACGATCCTCTAAACGTGCAGGACGGCAATTCTGATCTGAGGCGTTCAGAGGCGAACGAATGGTTCCGGGAGGCTGCTCAGTCGCGCCTTAACGACGTGAACAAGTCCAGCATCATCGTGATTATGCAGCGCATCCACCAAGAGGACGTTGCCGCAGTGGCAATGGAGATGGGTTACGACCACCTGAATATCCCGATGCGATGGGAAGAAACTCAGCGTAAGACCACCAGCATCGGATGGACCGACCCCCGCACTGAAGAAGGCCAACTAATGTGGCCCGAGCGGTTTCCGAAGTGGTGGGTTGACCAGCAAGAAGACGCTGAGACCGGCATGGGTCCTTATGCGTTCGCTGCCCAGATGCAACAGACGCCTGTGCCGCGCAAAGGGGGGCTTATCCGCGTTGATAGTCTCAAGACTGTTGAGACTCTGCCGCAAGAGCCGTTCCTGCGCGTCAGGGCTTGGGACTTGGCTGGAACAGAAGGTGCGGGGGCATATACGGTTGGGGTCTTAATGCTATACGGGCAAGAAAGCCGCCAATACTACATCGCGGACGTGGTTCGTCGCCAACTTGGCGGCGGCGGTGTGCGCGAACTCATTATGCGAACGGCTGAGGCTGACGGCGTGGCGACCAAGATTGTTTTGCCGCAGGACCCCGGCGCTGCCGGTAAGACCGTGGTGAACGAACTGCGAGCCATGCTTGCGGGGTTCAACACCCGAGCGGAAGCGCAGTCTGGCGAAAAGGCACTGCGCGCCGCGCCGTTTGCGGACCAAGTTGAGATCGGAAGAATCTCAGTGCTCAAGACAAGCTGGACGAAAGAATACATCGAGGAACTGCGGTTCTTCCCGCGCGGTCGTTTCAAGGACCAAGTTGACGCTACAGCGTCGGCCTTCAACGAACTTGCCCCGCTCACCAGAAAGAACAACAAGACTCCGCATCTGAGGGTTGTGGGGGAAAAGTCCGAGAATGTTCACAAGGTCGCATAAACACCCTATACTACGCCCAAACACTCATAGGATACAGAAATGGCCCGGCCTTACACAGAACTTGGCGTAGCCTCCGACTCCCGCCCCGACTGGGGTATTCGAAGCGACGAGTTCATCGTCCAACTTCGCGGACGGCAGGGTATCCGCAAGTATCGCGAGATGGCAGAGAACGATCCGATCATCGGGGCGATTCTTCATGCGCAAACGATGATGTTGCGCTCAATCGAGTGGCGCGTTGAGGGTAGTTCCGAGACAGCAACCGATTTCGTGCACTCCGTGATGAACGGTATGGACGATAAATCTTGGGAGGAGTTCGTTGCCGACGTTCTGACCATGCTCCCTTATGGGTTCAGCCTGTTCGAGATGGTGCCGCGCCGCGATGACGATGGACTCATTCGCATGAAGAAGCTGGCGAGCCGCGCCGCATGGACCATCGACCGCTTCGAGACCCGAGAGAACGGCGACATCCTCGGTGTGTGGCAAGTGGCTTCGCAGAAGAACGTCTACATTCCCTACGCACGACTGTTGCATTTTCGCACCACTTCAGCCGCCAACGAGCCTTCTGGTCGTTCGGTTCTTCGTTCTGCGTTTACTTCTTGGCGCGCGGCGAACAACATCAAGTATTTCGAGGGTGTGGGTATCGAGCGGGAACTGAACGGCCTGCCGATTGTGCGAATCCCGTCCGAGTTCATGTCGGCGGATGCGTCGGACCCGCAGAAGGCGCTGTTCAGCCAGATGAAGACAATCGCCCGCGACGTGAAGCGGAACGAGCAGGGCTACATCATTCTCCCGTCCGACCGTTACGCGGATGACGACGGCAAGCTGACCAACAACCTGATGGTTGAGTTTGACCTGATTGCGTCGCGCGGAACGCGGGACATTGATACGGGCAAGGTTATCGGAAGATACCACCAAGAAATGGCTATGTCGGCTATGGCCGACTTCGTTCTGCTTGGGTCCAACGAGCGTGGGTCTTTCGCGCTGTCGCAATCCAAGTCGCAGTTGTTCCTGAAGGCGCTCGAAGGCTACGCTGACACCATTTCGGCGCAACTCAACCGCAAGATGCTGCCCTATCTATGGGAGTTGAACGGCATGAACCCTGACGACATGCCGAAGATCGTCCGTGGCCGTATCGCGCCTGTTGACCTTGAAGAACTCGGCACGTTCATCCAGCGTCTCGCCCTGTCCGGTGTGGACCTGTTCCCCGACGAGGGCCTTGAGAAGCATCTGCGCGACGTGGCGGGGCTTCCTGAAGGCGACCCGAACCGCCCGCGCCCTAACGCAGAGGCGCAGGCGGCGGAGCAGACCGAGGAACCGATGGAGTGACCGGCTGGTTTGTTCGGGTGGATGGAAAACGCTTGACGAATCGGATGGGATGTGGTGAAAGGGTGTTGTCGCAGAGCACTGCCGATGAGTGTGTTCGTAGCGCCATGCGCCAACGGCGGGGGCGAAACGCCCGCCAACATAACCCGCCTTTCTGGCGAGCCAAGCACCGCACCGATAAAGCGGCTAGAGCGCCTAGAGCGCCGCTTGGTTCACCTGAGACGCGACATCCGGTGAAGGATCGCAACCTTCACGCAGACCAGCCTGTGAGGACTGGCCGTCTCAACAACCGCTTTCTGGCGGTGTGCCATCACGGTGGAAGCCCGTGACCATTTGGTTGAGATCGCCTAAGCGGTCGCGGCACACCCCCAGAGCGCGGAGCGCCTTCACGCTTCTGGATTGGGCAATTCCCGGTCGAGCGCACCCTGAAGGACCGCCGTGGTGGATGTGGCTGCTCCCGCCGCGCTCTACCTTGACCCACCCTACGCTATCGCTCATAGTCGTCTTATGGGCATCACGCACACCGATGGCGAAGGTTCCTGTGGCGTCTGCTGCGAGCGGCAGATGGGAGATGCGGTGACGTATTTCTGTAGCCTCGCCAAAGCCCTGTAGCCTCGCCAAAGCCCTCATCCCAAAACTCAACACTGGAGACAGTCATGCTCCTGGCGGAACTTGCCTTCCGAAGTATCACCTATTTCCGCCGCTTGTTCCCGCCCTGACGTAGCAGACTGACCCACACCTCTTTCGATACAGTGCCGATCCTCATGGGTCGGCGTTTTCTTGTTGACCTGCGAGCATCGCTGTGGGAACGTGAGGCTTCCGAATCACATGGAGATAGCCCGATGTTGCT